AGACCTCCCCGGCTACAAGCTGGTGCGTGGTAAACCCGGCAACAGGACGTGGGTTGAAGGACAGACTGACGCAATTGTCTCCGTGCTGGTCAACAACTATGGACTCGACGCCAACACGATCCACAGTCACGAATTGCTCTCAGCACCGCAAATGCTGAAGTTGCAGGCAGTTAAAGACATGGGTGATGAACTGCTTCAACCGTTCATTGCCCGTTCAGAAGGGGCTATCTGTCTGGCCCCGGCATCAGACAAGCGAGAAGCAGTATCACCGTTGCTCGCGGCAGAAGAAGTTTTCGCGCAGTTCTAACAGTTCTAACAGTGTAAATAGATTGGAGATTGACATGGGTATTGTTGTTAAAGGACGTTTTACGGGCGGTGCATTGTTCGCTCCAAAGGCTGACCCCAAAGGCAAAGAGCAGTACACAGCCAACATCGTTCTGGATGATGGTGAAGAGCAGAAGCTCCTTGCCGCGATGGAAGATGTCATCAGGGAAAAGTGGGGCGGCAAGCCGCCTTCCGGCCTGCAAAAGTGGGCTGTCCGCAAAGGTGACGATGAGGAATACGAGACTAGTTTCGGCAAGTGGTATGTCAATGCCAAAGCAGGAACTGTCAGCGGCAAAGGCGTTCCGCTCGCTCGCCCTGGCACGTTCGTTAAGCGTGATGGTGCGTTATACGGCGTTGAGGCCACGGATGATGTGATCTACCCTGGCTGCTATGTGGCCATCGAGTTGTCCGTCTATGGGTATGACGGTGACAAGAAGAACGGAATCATGCCGGGCATCACCTGCGGCTTCAACAAGGTGTTGTTTTTGAAGAACGGTCCTCGTCTGTCCAGTCAGACCAGTGCGGATACCGTCTTCGCTGACTTCGACTCGGAAGAAACCGAGGATAACTCCGACCTCTTCTAATCCCTCTCGACCACTGCAAGAGTGGTCTTTCAACCACTGCCGATTAAAGCAACTCTCCCTCTGCTGGCAGTGGTCTTTTTCAAGCGTCTTGTTTCAGGGTGTTTGAGAAAGGTCGTCATGGACCACGAGGCCCGTAGCCGAGAAAGGTTGACATCTTTCTGCCAGCTCCTCCGGTGTGTCGGGACACTGGGCCGAATTCCGAGAACGGCAACCCGCCTGCCCATTGTCCGGGTAAGTCCGCAAGGTGGGTACTTACAACTTGAGAGGCTGATATGGATGAAATCTGGAAAGACATACCTGGCTATGAAGGACAGTATCAAGTCAGTAACCGTGGCCGAGTACAAGCACTCGTCCGCCATGTTAAGAATAGAAGTGGGTATCGCACTGTCCCTGGACACATAATGTCCCAGCAATTGATAAATTCAGGGTACTGCATTGTCCATATCGCGGTTAATGGTGTTCGCACTGCACACCTAGTCCACCGGCTTGTCGCGGAATCGTTTGTTTCTGGGTGTGCAGAAACGGTTAATCACAAGAACGGTATCAAAACGGATAACACGGCAGAAAACCTTGAGTGGGTGTCTTACTCTGACAATCACCACCATGCCGTCAGTATTGGTCTTAACCCAACTGCAAAGCGTGTAATTGGTGTCTCCCCTGAAGAAACAATTGGACCATTCAATTCTATCGCCTGTGCTTGTGTGCATCTTGGACGCCCCAGAAATCATGGAAGTCATATATCACAGGCATTACTAGGTCGCAGAAACATGGCGTTCGGTTTCCGTTGGCAATATGCATGACCACGCTCTGGCTTGACCTCGAAACCTACTCTGAGTGTGACTTAAAGACGGCGGGTGTCTATGTCTACGCAGCGCACCCCTCTACCGAGATCACTTTGTTTGCATACGCCATTGATGACGGCCCTGTGCAGTGCTGGGACGTTGCTTCAGGAGAGGTAATGCCATCTGATCTTAAAGCCGCATTGATAGACCCTGCCGTGAAACTGATCGCGCACAACGCAGGCTTTGACCGAATCATCTTGGAGAACTGCCTTGAAATTTCCGATTGAGAGATGGGAATGCAGCATGGTTAAGGCGTTTTCACATGCTTTGCCGCCTGGGTTGAGCGACTTAGGTAAAGCCATGCAGCTACCAGAAGACCAGCGCAAGCTAGTGGACGGTAGAAAACTGGTATTGAAGTTCTGTAAGCCCGCACCTGAGTCGCGCAAAGTTCGACGGTACACCCGTGAAACACACCCAGAGGAATGGGCGCGTCTCATCGAGTATGCCAAGCAAGACGTGGCCGCGATGCGTCGGCTGTACAACTTGATGCCTTCTTACAACTGGACCGAAACTGAGATAGCACTCTGGCACCTAGACCAGAAGATCAATGACCGTGGTTTTCAGGTAGATGTTGAACTCGCCAAAGCTGGATCAGATATGGCGGATACCGAGAAGGCAACGTATGCCGAGCGCGTGCGTGTTCTTACTGGCGGCTTTGTACTGGGCCCATCCAAGCGCGAGGACATGCTGTTGTACCTCCGTTCGCATTTTGACAAAGACTTGCCGGACCTTACCAAAGACACGATAACCCGGTTGCTCAAACGTAATGACCTCGATCCAGCGTACCGTGAATTGTTGAGTATCCGACTGTCTGCCAACAAGACTAGCACTGCCAAATACGCCGCGTTACTTGCCGCGACTAACACGGACGCACGTTTCCGTGGCGGGTTGCAGTTCGCAGGCGCTGCCAGGACGCGCAGATTTGCAGGCCGTATATTTCAGCCGCAGAACTTACCGTCCCGTGGACTTCCTCCGCACACTGAGGTTGAGGACTACATCGCCTGCTTGAAGAACGGGACACACGATCTGCTGTTTGATGACCTGATGTTGTTTGGAGCGGCTGCTATTCGTGGTCTGGTTGTTGCCCCTGAAGGCAAGAAGCTGGCCGTAGCGGACTTGTCAAACATCGAAGGGCGGCTATTGGCCTGGGTAGCACAAGAGGATTGGAAGATACAAGCCTTCTATGACTATGACGCAGGCACTGGCCCGGACCTGTACAACATCACTGCCGTCAGCATCATTGGAGGCGACCCGTGGAAGGTAGCCAAGAAAGACAGAAATGTTTTCGGGAAAGTGCCTGATCTCGCCAGCGGGTATCAAGGTTCTGTTCCTGGCTATCAACAGTTTGCTCATGCCTACGGTGTTCGATTCGCAGATTACTGGGACACCATTCAGGAAAAGGTTGATGCCGTCCACATCCGCAAAGCCCAGGACAGCGTAAGTCAGAAGTGGGCGAAGCAACAGATCGAAAGCCTTGGTATATCCGAATTGGAATGGGTGGCCAGTGAGTCTTGCAAACTCGCATGGCGGGCGCGTCATCCGAAAACCGTGGCCTTCTGGAACAAGATTGAAACCGCGTGCAAGGATTCGCTACGCAACCCAGGTGAAGTGATGTCAGTGAACCGGATGCGTGTCGCCACCAAGCGCATCAATGGTCATACATGGTTACTCATCCGGCTCCCATCAGGGCGTTTCCTGACGTACTTTGATCCTAAATTGGTAGATGGTGAGTATGGAGAAGGTTTGAGCTACATGAGCATGGCTTCTGATGAAGGCAGTACCAGTCGTGCATGGATACGCACCTTCACTCACGGCGGAAAACTGACTGGCAACATTTGTCAGACGCTTGCGGGAGACTTGCTCAAGGACGCCATGCCAGCGATTGAAAATGCAGGCTACCAGATCGTGATGACCGTACATGACGAGGTTGTAGCAGAGACTACCTACGGAACATCAGACGAGTTAGCCACGATCATGGCTACCAATCCAAGTTGGGCAGATGGACTACCCCTGTCTGCCGCAGGATTCGATTGCCTTCGCTATAGAAAAGATTGAAAGGAGAGAACTGTATGACCAGCGATGCCATCAGAACAATTGAAGAACTCTTGCAGCTACGGGCGGATAACACCCGGCTCAAGGATGAAGTGACGTTCTTGCGTGCTGCTTTGATGGAGGCTATCCGCCCCGTTGAACTGCCGCGCTACTCTGAGCAGGAAGAAGCCCTGCGTCGATACATGGGTGCCGCGTGAGATACACAGGTGACAACAGCATCCTGCACACGATGGCCGACACAGGCGGTGTGTTCCGGTATGAAACTCAGATTCTTGATCTTCGCAACCTGTGGAGCGCCGTGCTGCTGGCGTCCATCAAGGACTACCTGTACGGAAGAAAGCGCGGATGGGAGGCAGATCCAATCAAGATGAACATCATCATCCAGCAACATCCTGAGACTGGGTATTGCTCGGATGGCACGCGCTACAACTCGCCAAAGTACGCCTATGACATGGCCTGCGAGTGGCTGTTCAGCAATGACCCAAGGCAGCGCGGCTTCATCTGGGTCTGCTCGATGCTGGACTATGACCCTGAATTTATCCGTGCCAAGTTACAGCTTGGCGAAACATACAGAAACTACGTTGCACTCATGAAAAGGGAAACAAAATGTACGGAAACTCACTGATTGATGAAGTTGAACACGCCCTGTCTGACATTCAGGATGACTGCGTTTTCTCGGGCGACAACCCGTGTGAGTATCAAGTTGGTGGTGATCACTACACTAAGATGGGCGTGCAGCCTTGGGATGTGGTGGACGACTGGAACATCGCTGCACGCATTGGGTATTACCGAGGCAACGCAGTTAAGTACATCCTCCGCGCAGGTAGCAAGGGTGACATGAAGGAAGACCTGCTCAAAGCGCACCACTACCTAGAGAAACTTCTGTCGATCCTGCCGGATGCTTGAAAGCGAAATTGAGCGCCACTTAAAAATACTTGTTGCATCAAGAGGCGGCTTTGCTATAAAGTGGATACCAGTAGAAAAACGTGGATGGCCGGACAGAATTGTAGTTTTTCCTGACCGTCCAGCCGTGTTTGTGGAACTCAAAGCGCCCGGTGAAAAACCCAGAGCGCAGCAGGTTCTGCGGCACCAGGAATTAGAACGCCTGGGCTTCCAAGTGTTTACTTGTGATTCAAAAGAGAGCAACGAAAGGGTAGTCAGTGAAATTCTCGCCGCGCCATTATCAGGACTTAGGGATTGATTGGATTCTCGATCACCCCAAGGCTGCGGTATTCGGCTCCCCCGGTGTCGGCAAGACCGTCATCAGTCTCACGGCCATCCATCTGCTTGCCATTCTGGGTGACGCCAAGCGCACGTTGATTGTGGCCCCGAAGCGGGTGAAGGACACGGCAGTCTGGTCGCGTGAGGTTAGCAAGTGGGATCACCTGTCCTGGTTGAACGTCGTCGCAATTTCAGGAACACAACAGGAACGTCTTTCCGCGCTTGACAAAGACGCGGATGTGTATGTGATCCACTACGACGTGCTGCCCTGGCTGATTGACCTGAATGTCTGGTTCTGGGACACGCTGATTCTCGACGAGTCGCACAAACTCAAGAACTACAAAGGTGCGTGGTTCAAGAAGCTGAAGACTGTCGTTAATCAATGTCGTCGCGTGGTGTGCCTGACGGGTACGCCTGCACCTAACTCTGTTGCCGACCTATGGAGCCAAGTGTTTCTGCTGGATGGCGGCAAGCGGCTTGGCAAGAACATCACCAGCTTCCGCAAGCGTTGGATGCGTCAGGGCTACGACGGTTTCAGTTGGAAACCGCTGCCTCATGCAGAACGTGAAGTGGCTGACGCCATCGCAGACATCTGCCTGACCATCAAGGCCAGTGACTACCTTGACTTGCCGGACATGATGACCAACGTGATCCCGGTGCATCTGGATGCCAAGACCATGAAGCAGCACCGCGAACTGGAGCGCGACTTCCTGTTGCACTTCGAGGATGGTGTTGTCGAGGCGTCGAACGCAGCGGTGTTGTCGGGCAAGTTGCTTCAGCACGCGGCGGGCTTTCTGTACCGGGAAGATGGCACCACTTGGGAGGACGTTCACACGGCCAAGCTGGCGGCACTGGATGACTTTCGAGAAGAGTACGGCAAGCCGTTTATCCTGGCCTACAAGTACAAGGCTGATCTACAACGGATCACCGAGCATCACCAAGACGCGGTGAGGTTCGACGGAAAGCCGGCAACCATCGCGGCCTTCCAGCGTGGCGAGATTCCGATCCTGTTGATGCAACCGGCTGGTGACAGTGAAGGTACGGACGGCCTGCAAGACGGCACCGACACGATGCTGTTCTACGGCTTGGATTGGTCCCTGAAAGACCACGACCAGATCATCGAGCGCATCGGCCCGACAAGACAGTTGCAGTCAGGACACCCCCGGCCTGTGTGGGTGCATTACCTGGCATCGCAAGGCACCGTTGATGAGCTAGTCCTGCAAAGGCTCATTGAAAAGAAAAGCGTGCAGGAAATCATCCTTAATCGAATGAAGAGGTTGTGACATGGAAGACAAAGAACTGATGGACATGGGCGAACTGGCGGACTACCTGGCGCTGAGTTACCGCTACACCCGCGAGAACCTGACCAAGCGCCCGGACTTTCCCCGGCCATACCAAGTGGTGCCGTCACCGCAGGGTCGCCGCTGGGCCAAGGAAGACATCATCGCATGGCTGGAGAAGTCGCGGTGAAACCTTCAACCCTGAAACGATACCTGCAAGAGACAGGCCCGGCGATTACAGGCAGACGCTTCTGCACCAGTTGTCAGGCATCCCGGCCAGCAGAAGGCTTCACCAGCAAGATCGCCGCTAACGGTAAACGCCGCTGGCTCTGCGCCTCCTGCTCAGTAAAGAAGTCGCAGTCGATCTATATGTCACAGGCGAACAGGAAATGTGCAAACACCCACGCATAAGGTCTGAAGATCAAGGCATAGGGCATTACGAATACTGGGGCTTCACCGGATACGACTCAAAGATTGTTCCGGTCTGCGCCATTTGTGACCAAGAGCTTGACCCGAAGTACATCGACGATGAAGGCGACTACATCGGACCAGGCAGTGAATACGACGATGAAGGAGATGAAGATGCGTGATTCAAATTGGACGTTGAAGTTTAACCGCACTGCCAAAGAAGCCTTTGGCCACGATGTTGAGTTCGAGTCTGCGTACCGAGACTTTGACCGTGGCGTTTTCTGGGTTTCAGTGTTCGCCCTTGGATTTATTTTTGGAGTCTTGTTTGTATGAAATCAATCGTGTTGCTCATCTTTGCCCAGGTTAATGGCATCCACTACACGGGGCCAGCCACTTACTTTGACACACCGCAAGAGTGCATGGCTAGAGCAGAGCGAATCATGTCCTACAAATACCCGTTCCGTGTCAGCGCCATGTGCGCCGTGGCCAAGCAAGAGGTTGAAGAAAAATGACCGTCAAATTTATTTGGGCTACACCTGATGCAGAGAAACTAATTGGGTATATGGCTCGCGTTTCTAATCCAGCAAACCAGTCCAATGAGAATGTTGAAAATCTAATCCGGTACATGGTCAAGCACTCCCATTTTTCGCCGTTTGAGATGGTCAGCGCCTGTTTCGAGATCAACACTACTCGGGATATTGCTCGGCAGATTCTCAGACACAAATCGTTCTCGTTCCAAGAATTTTCCCAACGGTATGCAGACGTGAATACGCTGCCCGAAGTGCAGCTACGTGAGTGTCGTTTGCAAGATACTAAAAATCGGCAGAACAGTACCGAGACGCTCGACGTGGGGCTGCACGACTGGTGGGCGCACGCCCAAGGTCTGGTTGAGCAGATCGCTCTGGCTAAGTACGAAGAGGCGCTACGCCGTGGCATCGCCAAAGAGCAGGCCCGCGTTCTGCTGCCGGAAGGCTTAACACCCAGCCGCATGTACATGGCCGGGACGCTCCGCTCGTGGATGCACTACTGCCAACTCCGCACTGGGCCTGAGACACAGAAGGAACATCGCTTGATCGCAGAAGGCATATCCGCGGAGATGGCCAAGCTGTTCCCCGTGGCATGGAAGGCATTGATGTGATCGGCGTTGAAATAGTCCGCCAAGCCTTCCAAGAGAAGCTGGCCAAGACCGGCAGCTTCGACGCCGCATTTACTAAGGCGGTCTGGACCAGCTTCCTAGCTGGATACGCCGCAGGGATTGAGGCTCAGAAGGCTGGTAACGAAGAGAAACAACAGGAGCTGGAATGACAGAGAAGCTAGCCGTCCCGCTTGAATGCCGTGTTAGCAGCGGAGGACAAATGAAAGACAAGATTCTTGAATGGTTCGCCAACGGCGAGCGAGGTATTAGTTCCGAGGCAATGGCCTGCGCGGTTGGCGACATGAAGCCAAACGAATCATGGGCGCGCTTCGGGAACCACCCGAGCGACCCGGACGATTTCAAGCGGTGCGTGAAGTTTCTCGACGCCGTGCCGGAAGCGCGACAGCACATGAACAAGGTCGCAGCACTCAGCAAGGTATGGGCGCGGCTGGTTGAACACTGGGACGAACTCGAAGCACTGTTCCGCGAAGAGTACCCGACGAAGAGCGGGCCAAAGCTGTATGAGAGCATGAAGAAGCTTGGCTGCTAACGCCTGAATTCACCGGCCAAGGTGCATAACACCCAATGAAGGCAGAAAGACACCTATGAGAACAAAAGGTAGTACAAGTAAGAGGCTGTGCCCAACTTGCGGTGCTGTTGAACTCGTTACCACAACAGAGCGTGGTGAGTACGGCACAAAGCGTTACTGCAAGTGCAAAAATGGACACAAGCGGACGACAGTCGAAATCGAGGTTCCCAACCACGCCCTGAGTACCAGAGATGTCAACTACGCTAAGAGTCAACTTGCAGTAGCTAGAACGATGGCCACTATTTATGCGGCTGGAATAACAGAGGAACAGAGATGACTGACATCACTGAATACCTGCGTGAAATGAAACCAGTAGGAATCTATTACGCTGACGGAACATTCTTTTATAAAGTATTACCCAACAACACCAAACTGTTTACCGAGTATCAACTAAAGGAAGCACTAAAAGCTGTGCACCACCTAGCTATGGAAGGGTATTACGAGTCAATAGTGCAAGCCAAAAGTGAGGTGTTGTTGGAGGCGGCGGATATAGCAGACGGGTATTGGGTTGATACATTTTCTGAGTATCAATCCTACACGCTGGACGTAGGGGACAAACTACGAAAAATGGCAGAGGAAATCAAATGAACCTAACCGAACTTGAGCAACTGGCGAAGGCGGCGATAGAAAGCAGAGGCAATCTTGATACGGAAGAATCTATCGCTGAACACATCAATCGTTACGGGGCTTACAACGAAGCAACCAACCCCGAAACCATCCTGCGCTTGATCGAGTTGGTGCGTGAGATGGGCGAGGCGTTGGAGATAGCGTTGAAAGATCAGCGCGATGGTTTCGGGCTTGCAGTTAAAGATACTGAGCGCGTCCTCGCCAAGTACAAGGAGTGGATGAAATGACTGACATTGTTAAAAAACTGCGAGATGATGACTTTGATTTTGATATGCAGCATCGAGAGTTAATTGCCGCTGAGGTCGAAAGGTTGCGTGAGGAAGTCAAATCTGAGCAGCGTTGGGCATCGTTCTACGCACAGGAGTCGTTAAGCAGACAATCGAGAATCGAGGAACTGGAGCAAGAGAAGGTAAAAACAGTGGATGAACTAATGCGTGTCGCGTTTGAAAACGCATATTCTGACGAAAACGCTTGTGATCTTATGGAAGAAATGCGAAAGGTACTTGAAAATGGGCATCGTTGAAAGACTACGCGACTACACATACGAAGGCGACACTTGGCAACTACAGCAAGAAGCTGCTGAAGAGATTGAGCGGTTGCGCCAACAGCTCTATGAAGTCAGCCTATCGTGGCTAGAAGGCCAAGCTAGGGAAGCGAAGTTGCGGGAGGCCTTAAATGTTTTGTTTGAAAGGTACAAACTTCTCGATCGGCATCTTGTGATTGATGGGTGTGTTGGTGGTGTGTTCGGTGCTGTAAAAGAAGCTCTCGCCCTACCCACCGACGACACCGCCTTGAAGGAAGCACTCAAGGAAGAGTACGAGCAAGGCTATCGATGCCGCATGGAGGATGAGAAATGAGTATTGAAGCAGTGCGTGGTCTGATGAACGCGTGGAAACAAGTCCTTCGCAGTGATATGGATGTTGTAAAGACTGAAGCGATTGCCAACCCGACGTGGCAATACAAAGTTGTCACCCGCAAACGCATTCGCTACTGGCCCAGCATGGGTGGAAGGAGATGGAAATGACTGAGGACTACCTAGTTGGACTTCTCAGCGGGTTAATAACCGGTTTCG